GCCGTCGATCTGGGTGCGGCTGATGTCGGACTGGGCGGCGGCGCCGGGCGGCACGCGTCGCCTGCTGGGCTGGCACTGGGAACGGGCCGATGTCTTCGATGCGATGGTGCGCGATGCGAAGCTGCGGCATGAACGGTCCGGTTCCGACGATCCCTTCGTGCAGCCGTTCAGCTACGGCCAGATCGCCATGGCGCGCTACTATGCCGATCTCAGCGAGCGGCACGGCGCGGGCGGGGTCAGGTGTTCCTCGATCGAGACCGGGTGCGGCGGTGGGCAGGGCGGTGATTTCATGGATGCCCATCTCGCCGCCGGGGAGGAACTGGCGGTGCTGCACCGCCGGATCGGTGCGGGTGAGGCGATGGCGGTGCGGCGCATCCGCCCGTCGCAGCGCGGCAGCCGGGCGTCGATCCCGGATCGCAGGCTGGTGGATATGGTCTGTATCGAGGCGCAGACGCTGAGCGACGTGCTTCGAGCGCATGGCTGGTCGGTGAAGACACTCAGTCTGGATGTGCTGCGGCAGGCGCTGGCGCAGGCGCTGGACCGGATGCAGGGGTATCACCGGCCGTGACCGCAAAATAGGGTATTGACGCTTAGGTCAGTCTCGTGGCACAGAATCAGTATTATCTACAACCACGCCCGCAGGTTCACCCTGGCGGGCGTTTTGCATTCGGGAGGGCGGAGGGATGTTCGAGTTCGCCTCCAACCTTCCCGATGTCGAAGCGCGCCTGACCGCCATCGCCCTGCGCCAGATGCCCTATGCCGCGGCGCTGGCGCTGAACGACACGGCGCAGGACGTGCAGGACGCGGAGCGGGCCGAGATCGGCTGGGTCTTCGATCGGCCGACGCCCTTTACCGAGAATGCCTTCGCGGTGAAGCGAGCCAGCAAGGAGACGCTGACCGCCTCGGTCGTGGCCAAGCCGATCCAGGCGGCCTATCTCGGCCTGCAGGTGACGGGCGGCACGCGGCGGCCGAAGAAGAAGGCGCTGGTCGTGCCGGTCGGGGCCAATCTGAACGCCTTCGGCAACCTGCCGCGAAAGGCCGTGGCCCGGATGCTGGCGAACAAGGATAACTTCATCGCCTCGCAGGGCAATCCGCGCACCGCGCATCTGCCGCCGGGCATCTACAAGCGCGGGCTGGCGGGTAAGCGCAAGGCCAAGGCGGGCGGGGGCTACGGCACGAAGGGTCGCAACGTGCCGAGCTATGGCAAGGGCCGCTCGACGCTGACCCAGCTGGTCGCGTGGGAGCCGGACGCGCAGTATTCGCCGCTGTTCCCGTTCCACCAGGTGGCAGCGGCCACGGCGATGCGCAGCTTCGGCGCCCACTTCGCGCGCCGCTGGTCCGAGGCCGTCGCCTCGGCAAAGTGACCTCGGGTCCTTCCCGACCGCCCCCGGCACACGGGTAATTCGCATCGCGTGTCGTTGGGGACTGCGGGCTCCGGCGGCGGTGCGAGTTCCGGTTGTTGTTGTTATTAAAGGAGAAAGGACGTGCTGGCCACCCTGACCATCGCAGATGGCAGCGTGCTTGACCTGTCGTCCTGGCCGTTGCCGGAGGGCATGGATGACAGCATTCCGCTGAACCGGGCACAGCTGGCGAAGGCCTTCAGCGTCTCGGAGAACACGATCACCAAATGGGTGTCGCAGGGCATGCCCGTCATGTCCGACGGGCAGAACGGCGTGGCCTATGAGTTCCGGCTGTCGCATTGCTACGCCTGGCGGATGAGCCGCGACGAGAAGGCCCGCGCGGCCAAGGCGCGGGGCGACCAGCTGGCGGCGCAGGCCGCGCTGGTGTTCCGCAACCTGGAAGAGGACCAGGCCGGGGCCGAGGGTGATCTGACGGCCGACGACCTGCGCAAGTGGTCGGAGGCTGAATATCATCGCAACCGGGTGGCCGAACAGCGCGGCGACCTGATCCGGGTCGACCGGGTGCGGGCGATGATGGAGGACGTGTTCATCTCCTTCGGCAATGCGCTGGACACGCTGCCGGACTTCGCGGAACTGAACTTCGGGCTTACGGCGGACCAGGTGGCGCAGATGCAGACCCGCTGCGATGCAGTGCGCATCGAGGTGCGCACGAAGATCGAGGAAAGCCTGCTGCGGCCCGGAGTGGTTCTGCCGATCGGCGCCCGGCAGGGAACGATGGACGTCTGATGGTTGAGATGCCGGATCGCGGCCTCGGCCGCCTGACCCGCATCCCGCCGTTGCCGCCGTTCACGACGCCGGAGGAACTGCTTGCCGACGCGCTGCCGCTGCTGGACCCGCCGAGCCGGGTGTCGGTCACGGATGCGGCAGAGCGGTTCCTGAGAGTGCCGATGCAGGGCAACTGGATGCCTTTCGACCGGACCGTGACGCCCTATACGGCGGAACCGGCCGACATCACACAGTCGCGCCGTTTCAAGGCGGTTGTCTTTCTGGGCCCATCGCAGAGCGGCAAAAGCCAGATGCTGCTGTCCGTGGCCGCCCATGCGATCACCTGCGCACCCGGGCCGGTGCAGGTGATCCACATGACGAAGACGGATGCCGATGCCTGGGTGGAAGAGAAGCTCGACCCGGCGATCGCCAACAGCCCGGACCTGTGCGACCGTCTCGGGCGCGGGCGCGACGACAGCACGTTCAGCCGGAAGCGGTTCCGGGGAATGCGGCTGACCATCGGCTATCCGGTCCCGAACCAGCTTTCGAGCCGGACGCAGCGGATGGTTATGGAGACGGACTACGACCACATGCCGCAACGGCTTGGCCCAAAGGACGCGGTGGAAGGCACCCCGTTCGGCATGGCGCTGCAGCGGATCAGGAATTTCATGAGCCGGGGCTGCGTGCTGGCGGAAAGCTCGCCGGCCTTTCCGGTCGATGCCAAGATGGATTGGGTGCCGCATCCCGGGCATCCACACATGTACCCACCGACGACGGCCGGGTTGGTGCTGATCTACAATGACGGCACGCGGGGCCGCTGGTATTGGGATTGCCCGGACTGCGGCGAACCGTTCGAGCCACGTTTCGACCATCTGCACTATGACAAGGCGCTCGATCCCGGCGCCGCCGGCGAACAGGCGATGATGCGGTGCCCGCGTTGTGGATCGCTGATCGCGCACCGGCACAAGACCGGGCTCAACAAGGCCGCCCTGGCGGGGCGCGGCGGCTGGCTGCACGAGTCGCGGCGGCTTGACGACAAGGGCAACCGCGTGCTGGTGCGCATCGACGATCCGGAGATCCGGCACACGCCGATCGCCAGCTACAGCCTGAACGGCGCGGCGGCAGCGTTTTCGTCCTGGTCGGAGCTGGTCGAGCGCTACGAGTCCGCGCGCCGGCGGTTCGAGGCAAACGGCGACGACATCGACTTCGCCCGAGTGCACTACACCGACATCGGCGTGCCCTATGCGCGGCCGGAGGGCGAGGATGGCGACCTGACCGTAGCCAACCTGCGGGAGGCGGCCTGCGACCTGCTGCCGATGACCTGTCCCGGCTGGACCCGGTTCATCACCGTTTCGGTGGACGTGCAGGGCAGCTGGTTTGCCGTGCTGGTGACCGCCTGGGCGCTGGACGGCCGCCACATGGCGCTGGAACGATTCGACATCCGGCAACCGCCGGATCACGCGCCAAAGGCCCGAGACAGTGAAGGTCGGCCCCGGGCGCTGGACCCGGGACGGTATGCAGAGGATGCAGACGTGCTGATCGGTCTGCCGGACCGGCGGTACAGGGTGCAGGGCGAAGACTGGGAACTGCAGCCCTGCGCTCTGGTGATCGACTTCAACGGCCCGCCCGGCTGGTCGGACAATGCCGAGAAGTTCTGGCGTGCCCGGAAGCGGGCCGGGCAGGGCGGTCTCTGGTTCCTGTCGCTTGGAAGGGGCGGATTTCGCCTCATGGAGCGGGTCTGGCATGTAGCTCCGGAGCGCGGATCGCAAGGCAAGAAGGCGCGGTCGATCAAGCTCCTGAACATGGCGATCGACCGCCTGAAGGACAGCGTCCTGGCGGCGCTGGCGCGCCTTGAAGACGGGCCGGGCGCCTATCTGCTGGCCCGGTCGATCGACGCGGAGCGGGTGGAAGAGCTGCTGGCCGAGCGCCGCGGCAAGGATGGCTATGAGAAGCGGTCCGCCTCGGTGCGCAACGAGATGCTGGACCTTTCGGTGCAGGCGCAGGCCGTCGCGGAACACAAGGGCCTGAACAAGCTGAACCCGGAAGACCCGCCCGCCTGGGCGGTGCTGGGCGAGGTAAACCCCTTCGCCCTGTGGGTGGGTGTCGCCTCTGCCCCGCGGGCGGAGGGCGAGGATGCGGCGCCGGCCGCGATCGACTGGCTGAGACAGTGAGGCAGAGATGGCAGTTGGACTGGACGAACTGGAGCAGCTGCGGGACAACCTGGTCCGCGCGCGCGCCAAGGGCATTCGCGTCGTGCAGATGAACGGCGAGCGGGTCGAGTACAAGACCGATGCCGAGATGGCATCGGCCCTGTCCGGGATCGAGGCGCAGATCGCGGCGGCCGGCGGCGCGGGCGGCTTCACCGTGATGTTCCCCGAGACCGGCCGGGGGCTCTGACATGGGATGGATCGGCCGCGCCCTGGACACGGTGATTTCCGAGATTTCGCCCGGAGCGGGGCATCGCCGCGCCACGGCACGGCAGGCGATGTCGCTGACCATGAACTTCGATGCGGCGAGCCGGGGCCGGCGCACGCAGGGCTGGAAGGCGCCCGCGACCGATGCCGATG